GAATAACTTATATACGACAAGCGGTGCAAAGATTGACCGAAACTTTGCATCTCTGGATGACGTGAATATGAAAAACATTAAACTACATTACTTAAAATTGCTATCTAAGATTAAGGGTGGAACTTGGGGCTCCATTTACTTGACGCTAACGACAAATAGAAAGCGGCGTATTTCGCAAAACAATAGCGTTGATGAAAAAGGCAATCCAATTGGAGCATTAAAGAAGTCTGTTAGTCTTGGGCCCGGTATTACAACAACAACAACAACACAATTTCAATCAATATCTTCGGAAAATCATGGAAAACCTATAACAAAAATGATGAGCGAACAAGTTAAACCAACTGCAGTATCAATTGAAAAAGAGTCTGGAAACTGCGCAATCTATGTATCTACTAAGGATGCATATACTCTAACTGATGGACCTACAATATTTATTGCAGAAGATGTTGAAAAGGTTGCCAAGTTCTGTATTCAACAGGCCAACATTCCATCAAAGGCAATGGAATCAATAGTAGAAAAAATAGAATTTAATAATAGGATAAATGAAAAAATAGAGGAGTTAGAACAGGCTTTGGAGTGCCTAGAAGAGAAAAGTAGTAATAAGGTATTAGAAGTAGATGGTGGTGCAAAATATGGTGGTAAGAATTATTCTAAAAAGGATGAAAGTAAAAAGAAGGATTTTGGGTCAAATGAAAATAATAAAGAGGTAGTAAAAATAAATGCGGAATTAGATATGTTGCGCTCTATGATTAAACCTGCCGAATTAAATGAAACATTTGTACCAAATAAGGCGTTGCATATTAAGAAGTGGGCAGATTCGTTGGATACTGCTGCCGCATTTACAAGTAACATAGAAGAGCAGACTGTACTGGAGATTATGATGTTAAAGAACGTGGCTGATAGTTGGAAAATATTATTGCTAATGGGTGTCGGTGTGTTTACAAATCATCCGAACACTGATTACACTGAAATTATGAAGAAGTTGGCAGACCAACAGAAGTTGTATATGACAATTGCGTCCAGCGACTATATTTATGGAACAAATTATCAGTTTTGTCATGGATACTTGAGTAAAGATTTGACCTTGACTCAAGAAAAAATGGTTCAAGCGCTTGGTCGCATAGGAAGAAGCAATATTCAACAGACATATTCTATTCGGTTGAGGGATGATGAACAAGTTAGAAAACTCTTCTATGAAGAGGTTAATAAACCAGAGGTAAAAAATATGAACTTACTATTTGGCGAGTCGGCGTAATGTATTTATACATATTCTTCAATAATATTAACAACGTCTGTTGGTAAAACAGTTTTTGAAAATATGTCATCTAATGTTTCATACTTAACATACCATTCTAGAGGAGAATATACTAGTATATTTTTTCTTATTACTTCATCAAACCTGGTTTTTACTAAATAACTACAAACCAGATTTCTATGTATTCTTAAAAAACGCGCTCGGGTTGCCCTTACTGGGGTATCTTTTATTTTTTCATAAAAGTAATAAGGTTTTTTAACAATAAGGGCATCGGTGTTCATTTTATTGTGGGGTTGGGTTTGGGTTTGGTTTTTGGTTGGGTAAGTATGGATAAAATGATTTCAATTTTTATTCAGTAACTAGCGAGTTCCTCTATTAGTTCAACTGGAAACAATTTATTATACGATTTTAAGTAATTGTCTATACGCACAATTCCTTCATTATAAAACGCTCTATCATTTGTTGTAAAAACCATGTTGGGGTTATGCGAGTTTAATATAGTAATAAAATCAGTTTCAGTGCTATTTGTAATAGTGACATCTACATAACCAAATGGATTGTATGAGTCTATTGCTGCATAAGAATGAACTGTTATAACCCATCTTCCATTTGGATAAATATCTTGACTAGTGGATAACACAATATAAGAATTGCCAGGAACAAGATTGTCTATTTTAACAGGGAGAAATTCTGAGAAATCAAAGGTTTGCCAATTAACGGACATGTTTGTTTATGATAACTAATCCTTTTATGTTGTAATTATGAATCAATTTTTACTTCAACAACTAGACAGTGTTTATGTTATAAATAAATAAATAAATAACTAAATAACTTTCAACTTACTTCCAATGCGTTTGAAATAGGAATTGTTATATAAAACCGTGTTATCCAACGCCTTATTTAAAGTCTTATCGCTCATTTTGAGTTGTTTGATGCAATCATATTTGCAAACAAATTCTTTTATGAGTTGGTTGTCTTCGGCGTATTCACCAATTCCGTCTTTGTATAAAACCGGTTCTCCATGTTTTTGTTCAAAAAAAAATTGAAATGCTTTTATGGAAAAAATTCAGGGACAAAAAGCGTCGTTTTCCGTATTTTAAGTCGTCTAATAACATGTCTTGCCTTCATTCGTTTGAGATGTTCTCAATTAATGGGTTTGAAACGTTGGTGTTTACTGTGTGTCCAGTTATGGTCAAGCCTGAAGTGATTTTGTCCATGGTAAAGATGGGTAACCCAACAAAACCATTGTCGTTTCAGAACTCCATCGTCAAAATCATCCAAGATTACTCCAACGCCTTTTTGCGAACTCCACGAAGCATTACAAAACGTCCAAACGAGATAGAAATGGCAGCCATTGTCGAAACACTACGACAATTTGCCAAAGATGACTTTCGTTACGACCTTTTCAAGAAGAATTTACATCTTGTCTTTGATTTGATGACTGAATCGACAAAACAAGAACTTTATTTGCTTCACAATGCCGATTTGTGTAAGTTGTTGAACAACGTACAGGATTACTTACGTCAATCCGACGTCCGAGCGCATTGGACGGCCAAATATAGTCCCGATTTACGCAAAGTGCTCTTTGAACTTCGCGAATAATTAGCAAATGATTAAAAAACTACAACCGCGACCATTCGGTCCAAACACTACAACAACACTTTATATAAACTTTTTTCAGTAAGAAACGTTATTGATTGTTTTCTTCCGATGTTGTCACTAGTAGTTACAGAATCTTTTTTTGTATTATTGTAGTCTTTTATAACGCCCGTTTTTTGCTTTAATAATTAAAACGCAATGTTTTATTTAATTATTAAAAGATATATAAAATATAACACGATATATGGTGTTTAGTTGGAATAGGCGAGGCCACCCATGCCGCTCATGATGCGAAGCACGTTGTAGTTGGTGGCGTACACACGGACCTTGGCAGTCTTGGTGCCCTCAACGGTGGCGTTGGAGAGCACAAGTTGGAGTGTGGCGTTATCAATACGGGAGAAGTTGCACGTACCGCTGGGTTGGTGTTCCTCAGGGCGGAGAGCAAATGAGTACACGTTGATACCCTCATCAGGGCAACGGGTGTGCGCTTGGTAAGGTTGCACCCATGAAAAGTAGGAGCCTTCACGCTCAGAGAAGCGGTCTTGGCCATTGAGTTGGAGCTTAGCAACAACGACGGGGTTTTGGCCCCAACAGTGCATGTCCAAGGAGGTCTCAGAGAGAACGAATGTTCCGGCATCAGAGACAGATGAGCCGCTGTTGTAGCTGCCACCAGAAGGGATCAATTGAGCAGTGCTGGTCAAGCCAAGGGAGGCAAGAACGGCGGCAGAGTTGGCAGCATCAGCAGCGTTCAAGCCGTCACCTTGGAGCTTGCCACCGAAGTGGGGCTCAGTCAAGGAGTTGTTGTAAACACCTCCGTGCCAGTAGCCGGTGAAGTCTTGGGGGATGAACTCGTCTTGAGCACCAGCGTCTTGGAAAAGGCCGCGAGCATCAATGAAGGCGTTTTGGCCTTGGAGTTCTCCAGGTCCGCCGAACGCGTGGATAGCGTTGGGGAGGGCATCAATGGCATCCGTGTAGTTGAAGGGTTGGGCACCAAGAACCTTGAAGAGGGTAGCATCACAGAGAAGGGATGAGCAGTAATCAACGTTTTGGTCAGGTTGGACAACCCAGATAAGCTCCTTCACGGGGTGGTTGAAGTTGAGCTTGATCTTGTTGGAAGAGGAACCGACGGACTCATCACCAGTGAATTGGAGTTGAGTGATCAAGTACTCATGGGGGTTTTGGGCAAAACGGCGGCGCTCATCAGTGTCAAGGAAGACGTAGTCAACATACAAAGAGGCAGCAACAAGGGATTGGTTGTAGGCAATGGTGGCCGTAACGGGGGTGCCAACGGAGTATTGGTTGACAGACTTGTTGGGGATGCCCGATGTGGTGTTGCAGCTCAATGAGGTGACAGCCCACAAGCACTCATCAATAGGGCGGATGTCAAGGTTAATCTTGACCTCGTGGTATTGGAGGGCAATCAAGGGAAGGGCAAGACCAGGGTTGGTGCAGAACCAGAATTGGAAGGGCACGTAAAGGGTGGTCTCAGGAAGAGCGTTACGGGGAGCGCACACTTGGCGGGGAGCAGAGGAGTCGCAAGGACCATCAACATCCGCGAAGGAGGGGTCAGTGATGAAGGTAAGTTGGGTGGTGTTACCAATCATCTTGAAGTATCCACGTTGTTGCTCGGATGTCATTGTGAGTTGGTTCCAGATGTGCATCCAGTCACCATATTGGCGGTCAATGCGTTGGCCACCAATCTCAACCTCAACTTGAGCAATAAGTTGCTCACCGGGGAAATCCAACCAACGAGCATAGACGGCGTTGTTGCCGGAGGTCACGCTGGCAGCGTTACCCATAAGTTGGTTGATCTCGGGAAGAGTCACTTGAAGGTAAGTGCGGTAGGCAAGATCACCGTTGCGGCTGATAATGCAGGTCACGCGGCGGCCGAAATCGGCTTGGCCGTTGAAGGTTTGCTCAATAGATTCAATAGCAAAGTTGGTGTATCTGCGGTAAGTTACTTTCCAGAAAGTAATTTGAGGGTTACCAGTAAGGTAAACGTCTTGGGCGCCATAGGCAACAAGTTGCATTAATCCACCTCCCATAGTTATAATATTGCTAAAGAAAAAATTTTTATGGAAAATTAATTAATTAATTAATTAATTATGAATCAATGCAGTAAAACGGCTATATACTTATAACCTTAATTTCAAATAATAAATTATTTATACATAAGTCTAACTAATTTATCGTGTCATTATTGTAAACAGTTTTAAATAAGCATAAGTTACGATAGAAGCTTATTGATATCTAGATTATCTTTCATAAATGAAAGCAAATAGGAGTCTAATAATACTTCTTTTTTGCCTTCATGGTTCTTAGTAAATATAAAAGAATCATTGCGCCTTTTAATACACCATCCGTTGTTTATAGCATTAAAAAGAAAAAGCATTTTTTGAAATTTTATTTTATCTATTTTAATATCATACCCTTTCTCTCCTATACTTTCAATATTAACTTTTAATTCTATGTCATTCATTTATTAAAAATGAATAAAAATTTACTAAAGTTTTAACTAGTTTATGTGTCTTTGTTTATATATTTTACTCTTATAAACTATTAAATAAAATATATAGATAAATATTAGATTACTAAATGCCTTCGTTCAAGCCAAAGAATGTTAAAAAAATTAAGGTTAATAAAAAAAATTCAACAACATTAGATGGCAAACATAAAGAATTTATAAATGAATTCAACAAGGATGAAATAGATAGGATACCTAAATTAAAAGAAGAACGGGTTGAAATAAGGTCTATCCTTGAGAAAAATAATCAAGATAAATTATTAACCATTGAACAAATAATGGAATATCAAGATAAACTTAGAGATATTGCCATTGAAATACGGTCATTAAAATCTAAAAAGGTTGATTATTTTTTAGATAATTCCAAATATATTTTTGACTATTTTGAAAATAAGAAGGATATCTCTAAAGGAACCCCAGTTTCAAATAAAAATAAAGTCTTAGAGTCATTTTTTAAGATAAATAACGCAGACAGTTCTGTTAACATAGAGAGAAAGAATGATAATATTTTTCAAAAGTACTTAAGTAATATAGATGAATCCTTTTTAGATATTAATTCTTTTTTAAGACCAACCGACGTATGTCAGTCTTGTTATAAAGGAGAATTAATACCGATTGACGACGACGGTGTACTAGTTTGTAATTTATGTTTTAAAAATGTGCAGTATCTAATTGAAAACGAGAAACCATCTTATAAAGAACCACCAAAAGAAGTATGCTTTTATGCTTATAAAAAAATAAATCATTTTAAAGAGATTTTGGCTCAGTTTCAAGGAAAAGAAACCACTCAAATACCGGTAGAAGTAATTGAAAATTTAAAATATCAGATTAAAAAAGAGAGAATAGAATGCTCTAAATTGACATATTATAAGACAAAAGAAGTATTGAAAAAACTAGGATATAATAAATATTATGAGCATATTAACTTCATTAAAGATAAGTTGGGCATAAAACCCCCGATTATCTCTCAAGAACTAGAAGAGACATTATGTAATTTCTTCATGGAAATTCAATATCCATATGCAAAACATTGCCCAGATTATCGTGTTAATTTTTTACACTATTATTATGTTCTTTATAAGTTGTTTGAATTGCTGGATGAAACACAGTATCTTCCAGAAATTCCAATGTTAAAGGATAGAGAAAAACTAATAGAACAAGATACTATTTGGAAAAAGATATGCGAAGAATTAGATTGGGAATTTATTGCTACTATTTAATTTAACTCGGCATTGTCTTTCTTTATTTTCTTGATTTTCTTGATTTTCTTGTTTTTCTTGTTTTTCTTGTTTTTCTTAATTTTTTTGTCTTTCTCGTCTTTTTTGTTTGCTTAGTTTTTTTCTTACCACCAATAGAACCATTAGACTCGTTTAGAAGTGAACCAAAAGAAACCGCGTTTGGGTTTGGCTGTCCAGGAACCGCGTTTGATGTTGATGCATCTTCTTCAACCCCAGAAAGCGTATCATCAACGTCTGCGAATGCGCTTTCTAAATTTAGCGCCACACCAGTCTCAGACGGCACATCAGTAAATCCAGAATCGGGATTTACCAGAGGGCTTCCAGGAATATTAAAAACTGGGCTATCTAAATCCAATTCATTTGGCGATCCTTGTTGAGAGATAGGCGATATTGCAATTTGACCCGGAGAACCAGGCGGTGTTCCAACCTGACCGCCAACATTTCTAGACTGTTTATTATTAAGTCTTCTAATTTTTAAATTCTTTTTACTTTTTGGCATTATAAAATAATATGATATAATTAAAATATTATATTATTGAACGTATAAATTTTGGTCGTATAAATTTTAAATTTAGACCCACTTAGAGCCCGCCAGGAAACCCAACAAGATTAGCACCAATGCCAAAGCCAGCGCCAGAACGAGTGGTTACAGCGATGCTGGGGACATAGGTATCTAAAATGCTAAAGGTAGCGGCGGCAGTTAACGCAAGTAAAACAATCTCCTCAACATTCAAAGAACGTTTAGGAATAGCATAGGCAGCAATAGCAACCATCAAGCCCTCAACTAAATACTTGATTACCCTTTTTACAAGCTCGGCAATATCAAACATCTTATATTAAATAAAAAGAAAAAAAATAATTTATGCGATAAAAACTTAAAATCAAAATATGTCTAAAGTATAAAATGGTAGCGCATTCAAAAGTAAAACGTCCAGAGGATGTGAATGAAAACCTTGCAGGTTTTGAAAAGAAGACAACCGAAAAGGGCAGTGTTAATCCTAAATATGTTGATGTTTTGGATGAAGATAAACCACTTGCTGGACAAAAATTTGTCTGTATTTCGTTTATTTCTCCTGAAAGAATAATAAAACAAAAGGAGTTGTTCTTTTTTGAAGAGTTCCTAAAGAAGTGGGAATTCTCAAAAAGCATGGAAAAGTTTGTTCAGTTTTTGAATTTTATTAGTTATAAATATAAACTATCGTTTGAGGAGATTTCTAAGGATTTTAAAGAATTTTTAACAGAAGAACAAGCAGGTTTTATTGACGGTGGAATGGAAAATGATTATAAGACGTTTATTGACCAGAATGAAGAGGACCTTGAAAACTCATTTAATGCTAAACATAGTTTTCAGACTTCAACTCGTGGAATAAAAATTCGCGGCGCATATCCCACAATGGAAGAAGCCGAGTTACGCTGCAAAATGTTGCGTGAATTAGACCCTAACCATGATGTGTTTGTTGGTCCAATTGGTTTATGGATGCCATGGGACCCCGAGGCATATAAGACTGGACGTGTTGAGTATATGGAGGAAGAATTAAATCAACTTATGCATGAGAAAAATAAGAATGAGGCATTTGCTAAATCCGCTTTTGACCAGCGTGTTAAGGAGACAAAGAAGAAGGCTATTGATGAGAATATTAAGTTGGCGGAAAAAACTGGCGCGACCCTCACTCAAACGATTGATGATGAGGGAAATCTTGTTGGCGTAAGTAATATGAATACTCAAGAGAGAACATTGAAGGACCAGGGTTCAATCTCTGCTGCTGATATCCGGGCAGAATTATTTGAGGGTGAAAATATTGTCATTGGAAAGACCGATAATGGACAAAGTGAACTTATAAGCGGGCCTTTTGCGACCAAGGATAAGAGCGATTAAACTGCCGCGCTAAAATAAAAATCATTATATTATTTATTGAACGTAATATAACGATTTGTCTGTTGTTGTTTTGTTTTATTTTATGTTGTTTTGTTTTATTTTATGTTGTTTTGTTTTGTCAATTTTCTAGATTTCTTACCCCTTTTTAATTTTCTTCGGTTTCCGCCTCTGTTTGATTCTAGTGGAAATACTTGCGGAACTTCAACGTGTGCTGTAGGTATTATGTTTAAAAGTTCATCATATACTTCAGGTGCATTTTGTTCTGCATTTTGTGGTCTAATTGTATTAAACAATCTTATAATAACCGCTATTAAGTAACTTAATGTATTATAAATTGCTTCTAATGGAAAATGCAAAACCATATGTGTAATTTTTAAGGCAAGCGTGGCATACAAATTAATTAAAAAAAATAATGTTCCCAAAAACCACATTAATATATAAATAAGTGTTAACACGCATTTATCCGGACTCATTATTTTGCAATTAGCGCCTTGAATAAGATTAACAGGAATTGCTACAAACATGTTATTAATTCTATCTAAATAAGTAGCCGTTGCTTCGTCAAAAACTTTTGGGTGAAAGTAATTGGAATTACTTCCGCGATTACCGAGGCCTTCGGGGTCAAGAGGTTCGGCATCATAAATTGGAATTCCAATTCCTTGTCCTAAGGGAATTTCTACTGCTTCTGCTTCTTGACCCCCTTTTTGCCTTCTTGTTCTTCTTCCTCCCATTCTTCCTCCCATTCTTCCTCCCATTCTTCCTCCCATTCTTCCTCTAAATCTGTTATACGCGGTCTTTATTCTATTTTTAAATCCAGTAAAACCAGTTTTCAGAATTGCTTCATTTAACGCAATGCGCACATCATCCAACTTTGAAATAATCATTTTCTGTTCTTTTGTTTTAACCGCGCTACTTAATGTATCTATAATATTAACAATTGTGGTTCTAAGGAGTTTTTTTCCGAATGGAAATTTTGCTAACACCAATGGGTCAATTTTATTTAATAGTGCAGTTGTTTCTACTTCATTTTTGGGAACAATTGATTCTATCTTAGGCAATTCTTTTTTAACTTGTTGTTTTATTTCATTATTTACTTCATCTTGTGATGGAATGTTTTCACCTGGTTTATCCATAATATAATATAATATAAATATAATTGTCTTTTTTGTTTTGTTTTGTTTTGTTTTGTTTTGTTATAAAGATGTCTTTTTGGGTTTGCGCAATTTTTTATTCCTTCGTGATTTTCGCTGTTTATTATTACCTTTTCTTTTTGTTTTTTTATTGATGCCCTTAGCCAAAGTTCTCCTCATGTATCTAATTCTTCTATCACTAATGCTGAATTCTCCGCTTTTAAATGTAGAACATGATAAATCTATAATAATCAAATTTTCCACGCCCAAAGATTGCAAAAATTCTATTAATTGAATTGTTGTAATTTCATCTATTTCCATTCCAACACTTTCCAACAACTCAAAAATATCAGGCTCACCTTTTAAATTATAGATAACTATTTGATTAAAATATTGTTCTGTTATATTTTCTGGGTTTAAAACTTCGCCATCTCCAAATTTATAATATAATTTATCTGGAATACTATCATTTTCGTTATAAGTAGTTATTTTAAACGCGTTATCGTAAGAATGCGCATATCTTTGAAAATTAACGTCAGTGGTTTTTTTAGAATTTAAACGTTTGTGTTGTTTTATAATTTCCTTAGACTGACTTTCATTTTCTTTAATCAAATCCGATTTTATGTTTTCAGACAATTCCTCTATTTGAGATAATGACATTGAATCCCAATTGTTTTCTGAAGATGAAATATTTTTAGAAACGGTTTCTGTCAAATTTTCATAATTTTCTAAAGTAGATATATTTGGCACGCCCGGGACGACTGCATTTATAATAGTGACTGTCATTTTTTCTGGAACAGTTCCTTTCATTGCATAACCATTTTCTTTCAAAGGAATTTCCCCATGCATATTTATTCCGATAATTACCGTTTTAGGTACATCCATATAAGTATTATTATATTATTGTTATATTATTTTTATTTACCATTTTGTCTTTTTAACGCTAATTTTTGGACCTTGCCCGCGTTTTTTAGCATTATTTGGGTCATATTTTTCATCTTCTTCGTCTGAGTTGATATCTTTACTGAGTTCCCAGAATTCTTTTGAGCCTAATTTGAAATCATTATGTGAATCGGCCTTATACCAGAAGACTTGTTCGTGTAATCTGTTGGATTTTGCATTATTATTAATCACTAAGCACTCATAATTTTCTGTGCATTGGTCCATGACCTGGCAAAAGGACTCAAATGTTGGGAACATACCTGCATAATTTTCGTATATGCGTTTTCTATTGGCAATGTATGGTTCCCTCAAAATAAAAACATAATCTATATTGGTTCTTAGTGTTGGGGGAATGCCCAACGGATATTGCATTGTTATGATAAGCATGATTTTCCAATGACGTCCGTTCATAAAGAGAAGACGCATCATTTTGTCACGAGTCCATGCTCCATCATAAAGACAATCATCTAAAATAACAAATGCCCTCGGGTCAATTGTGCTTCTCTTAAAACTCTCCATTTCCTTTTTTATCTGCTTTAAAACCGACTTTTGACGTTTTAGAATATTCTCAACAATAGCAGTATTATATTCATTATGAATAAATAATTTTGGAACCATCTTACCATAGAAACCGTTACCCTCTTCTGTGCCTGCAACTACAACACCAATAGGGATATCTTGATGATAATATAATAAATCTCTTACAAGAAACGACTTACCCGTATCACGACGCCCAATTAATACAACAACCGGACCTTTAGACTCATTCGGTTTGAAACTAATAGTTTTCATATCAAATTTTTTAAGTTCTAAAGTCATACTGGCGGGTTTAATGTTACTTTAGAAAATTCACTTAAAATAAAATACGCAATTCACTAAAATTGATAACACAAACAATAAATAAGTTAAAAATTAATATTATTAATATATTATTTGACTAATGGATAACGACAATACCTCTTTTAAACTTAATTATGAAAAGAGAAAAAATGCAGAGTTATTTAAGGACTTTCAGAGGGAAGACCTAACCTTTCTCTCAGAGACACAAAATTATATTCCTATTTATAAAAAATTTTTCCTATTGAATGATACAAACTATAATTCTTTAAACCTAAACAACAGTTGGTTTCTAACAAATATAAAGAACAGACAATGCGATTCAGATAATAAATGCTTGTATAATTGTTCTATCCAAAATGTTGATACTGGAAAAACAAAGAAGAAGCAGGTGTTTTTTAAGATGGCTCCACTATTAGACCCTTTTAAATTTTTGATTGGTAAATATAACATTAATGACCCGGCATTGTTTAAAATACCAAAATTAAACTCAGATATTGGGAGCGTTCACCCAAAAGTATTAGATGCAAATAATTCAGCATATGTTGATGGGTTTTTCTCATTTCTCTCTAGCACATTAATTCATAAGTATAATTTCACTAATGGCGTTGACTATTATGGTTCCTTTTTAGGAATAAAACAAGATTTTAAATTAAATGTTGCCGATGATATAGATTATTTATGTAAATCGGACTTCTTTAATAAAAATAAAAATATATCTTTTCAAGTAGAGGATTATAGTTTTTTATATGAACAGGAAGAGCAACAAGAACAAAAAAATTCAAAACCACCAATTAAAATAGGCAATAGTCATAATTTAAGTAATAAATCTGCATTATCAGTAATGTCGTTTGATAATACTTTATTTGATGATATATTTAGTGAAACTCAGTCAAGCACTCTGTTAACGCTAAATGATTTAAAAGATAACAATATTGATTTGACTGAATTGACTGAATTGGTTGATATTACTAATTCTGATTCATTTAATTCAAAAGACATGCGAAGCACTACAATAAAATCATCATCTACTTGCTCATCAAGAACGTCACATACATCAACTGGGGAGCATAATTCCGAGAATGATTTTGATGCTGACGCCGAGCCTTGTAAGGATTGTGATAGCAATAGTAACGAGTCTAACAGTTCCTTAAACGACGATAACAAACAAGATAACGATGACAAAGAAGATAACGATAACAAAGAAGATAACGATGACAAAGATGATGATGAATGGACAGATGATAATTCTGATAATTCTGATAATTCTGATAACTGCGAGGAACCTCAAGTTAATGCAACAATCCCAAAATTCCCTGTTCAAATTATATGTATGGAGAATTGCGAAAACACTTTTGATGACTTAATAATAACTAGTGAGTTAACTCATGGTGAATGGTTCTCGGCTTTACTTCAAATAATAATGATTCTTATTACTTATCAAAAGGTATTCTCATTCACACATAATGATTTGCATACAAATAATGTTATGTATAACACAACTAATGAAAAATATATTTATTATTGCTATAAAAAGACGTATTATAAAGTGCCAACTTATGGGCGTATATTTAAAATAATTGATTTTGGAAGAGCAATATATAAGTTTGATGGGAAGTTATTTTGTAGCGATAGTTATCAACCTGGCGCAGATGCTGCAACGCAATATAACACAGAACCATATTTTAATGAAAAGAAGCCAAGATTAGAGCCAAATTATAGTTTTGATTTATGTCGTCTAGCATGCTCTATATTTGATTATATTATTGAAGACTTAGATGAATTAAACGACCTTGATAAATGTGAACCTATTGTTAAACTTATTTATGAGTGGTGCTTGGACGACAATGGCATAAATATTCTTTATAAAAATAATGGAGTAGAGAGATATCCTGATTTTAAATTATATAAAATGATTGCCAGATGCGTGCACCATCATACACCAAATGCACAACTAGAGCGCGAAGAATTTAAAAAGTTTGCAGTTACGAAATCGGCTCTTCCATCTGATGCTAATTTATTAAATATAGATGAAATACCTAATCTTTCTCTCTAATAACGAAATTTTGTAAAGTTATTTTATTAGTATAATAATAAAATGACTTCGCCTATTATAAATAATAAAGATTTTGGATTTATAATTACTAGACATGTTAATTCAGAAATTACAAATAAATACTGGAATGAATGTATACGATATATAAGATGTTTTTATCTATTTAAAAAAATTGTCATTATTGATGATAACAGCGATAAGAAATTTTTAAAGGCCGAATTTGATTATAAAAATATTGAGTATATAACGTCTGAATTTCATGGCCGCGGCGAACTATTGCCATATTATTATTTTTATAAAAACGATTTCTTTGATAATGCGATTATAATTCATGATAGCGTTTTTATTCAACAACGCATAAATTTTGAAAAACTTATAGATACAAAAATAAAAGTACTACCACTATGGCATTTTAGTTGTGAGAAAAAAGAGAATTACAATAATACTGCGCGGCTTATTGGTTCTCTCTCTAATAATTATTTAATAATGAATGTTTTATTTCAAAATAGAGATTATGATGTATTAGGTAAGTTTAATAATGATATTTGGCGTGGATGTTTTGGGGTTCAGTGTTTTATTAATCGCGACTTCTTAATTGGATTAGAGAATAAATATAAACTTTCTAATCTATTGACTATAGTAAAAACGAGATTAGATAGATGTTGCTTAGAGAGAATAATGGGCATCGTATTTTTTATTGAATATCTAAGAGAAATGCGAATACAATCATTATTAGGTGATATTAAAACGTATTGTAAATGGGGATATAGTTATTTAGAGCATAAAGAAAATATGCGTAATAAAAAAATACCACGGTTATCTATTGTAAAAGTATGGAGTGGCAGATAAATTATAGTAATAGTATTACAAAACTCACAGTAGTCAATTTAACAATCCTTTAAAAATAAGGTCTCAATTTGTTGACGCGGTTCATAAATATTTTCTTCAGCATATAGTTCGCAGTTTTCACGGTATTTGAAACTACTAAAGTTAACAGCATCATACTGCTCAAATTGGTATCCAAATGTACAATTTATATCATACGTCACAGCCTTACCGTTTTTGCTATGTTGCAAAATTTTCATATCCGCTGCTCTGATTGCCACTCCGCTACATTGTAGGTATAGCAACTCATCAGTATTCGGCAGATACATGTAGTAGTTATCGCCGGTTTTAAGACGATAATTCACATTAGAATTATTATTAATCTTTATTAACCCCTTTCTGACACTAGCAAACATTGGTTCAGGTGTACCCATTCTGATTTGGACTTTTTCATTTGTATAAATGCCTAATTTATGCTTCAATTTTTTTAGGAATGGAATATCTGAAAAAATTGAATTCTTATTATAAGTTAAAAGTTTATTATAAATATCTTGGCGCCATATAATGAGTGTTGCTCCTAATTTACCTACAAATGTATTGAACCGAATAATACGCGATGCTGCAATATTAGAAGGAAAAAATAGTTTCCCTAAGTTTATTTTCAGTAATGCCAAACAACGATATATTTTCAGAGCAAGGTTTCGCAAAAGATACTTGAAAAGATTTATAAATCTTGAGCGTTTGCTTCGTTTTCGATTGCTGAATCCACCCGAATTTACTATGATACTTCCATCAACTGTTGCAACGTATCCAGAAGAGCAAAGATTAGCGTTTTTAAACGAATCGCAAACCGATGAAGAGAGAAATAACACATTATCTCGCATGAAGTCTGCAATGATTATTAAGTTTCCTCAAAAAATAATAAGATGCATAGATGGCGATGGCGATGAATCCGAATCAGATTCTGAATCTGAATCTGAATGGCGTGGCGTAATTTCTGGGGAAATAAATAAGTATTCTTATTGTGAATTTGATAATGGTTATATATTTATAAAACAGGTTCAGGACTTAGATGACCCCGATGAATGTTTTCCAATGTTCTATCGTGGATATATTTGTTTAAATAATCGCATCTATCCAATATTTGATAAACCCGAGGCAGATTATTATTGCTTTACAAAAAACAAATTTGAATCATTAACTGAAGTGCGGTATCTAGAAAAAGAACTAGGAATGTTTGTCCGCATTCCAAGGTCAAGTTATGAATATTTTGAGTTTTATAACGAAGAAAACCAGAAATGGTCAAGTGGTTCATTTACTAGAGAAGAGGCGCGGTTTTTAATTCCGTTTTATGAAGAGCCAGAACAAGAACAAGAACAAGAACAAGAACAAGAACAAGAGCCACTCACAGTTCAATATTATGACCGGTGCAGCGATTTGAAAAATAATATCTTCTTATTTTAGGTATGCCAACAAAAATACAAAAAGGCGGGATTCTTATAAAGTCTCAATATAAAACAGCAAAGGAAGCATTTGATTATTTTTTATCAGGATGCGAAGTTAGAGGACTTAGCAATAACACTTCTAATTTTGGTTTATTATTTTACTGCAGATGGTTGAGAAACCCCGAAGATTCGCCGTATGAAACATTATTTGGCGGGTTATCAAATTATTCATCTGGAACAGTTATTTCAAGTTATAAAACTCCAGTAACGTCAATAATTATTAAAATAGTGGGAATTTATAATCCTGATATATCGGGAGACCGTTCATGGATAATTTCTGCTTTAGAGCAAGAAAATTCTTTAATGTCAGAATCAGACTTTGAAAACGAGATAAATATACAAACCGATATATATTATAAAACATTATCATATTTAGACCCTATATGTCCGGCACCAGTTTATGGAGAAATTATTAAAGATAAAACTGTTTCTTCTAATTTTGTTGGATTGTTGTCCACCAAGACACCTGATGATGAATATCTATCTAAACAAATATTAATTAATTTATTGACTAATATATTAGATAAAACAATCCCCTTTTTAGGAGTTTTAGCAATGGAACTAGGTGAAGGATATTTGGAATTAGATGAGATTTGTGAAAATTATGTAGAAGCCCCCAGCGAAGAAA